ATAACCGCCATACATCCACGGACGTCCCACTAAGCCTGCTGATTGGCGCGGATCAAAGTAGTAAAACTCTGTGCTAGCACAGTTGAAAACCACATAAGCCAAATTCAATGCTTTAGAGGCATTGATGTCCGCAAAGCTCATGCCCGCGTAATCCGCATGGCTATGCCATGAAGCAACGGCATCATCCAAGTACAAAGCCGTCTCTTCTGCGCTGATAACGAACGTGTCAGGCTGCGTCGAAGTGTTGGTACATTCCACCACCGTTCCATCAGCAAGAACAAAGCCACAAGCTTCAACAGGATGAGCGGCTTCTGCGTAAGCACGAATGCTTGCTTGCTGTTCGACTGTGATCGGATTGCTGTACTGAGAAAGCATCGTTTAGCCCATTGCGTCCGTAAGACCAGGAAACCCGCCAAATGGCAAGCGATCGCCTTGGGCTGTCGGACTGAATCTAATTCTTAATACTACGCCGTCAGCAATTGTCACAGAGGTAACAATGCCAGTCGTCGAGTTAACTGTGAAATCCGTATTCTCTTGGTAATTACCAACAATCACAACACTGCCTGCCGCAATGTCAGTGTATTCCAGATCCAAGATGCCTGAAGTAAAAGATCTTGTAACCTCAACTTTCCCAAATCTTAGGCGACAGCTGTCAAGCCTTTTGCCGCAAACATCATTGCTAAGGCTGGCAACACTTTGATCATTAGCATTAAAATAATTGCTTCCACTGTAATGACAACCAATATTGCTCCTATATCTCCACTGACATTGCTCACGCAATAGCCTACGACCAGGCAATGAACGCCCCTCAAGATCAAACGGAATTGTTAGCTGAAAAGATACCGCTAACTTAGTTTCGCTGCTTTTTTGTTCAACGATCCATTCGTCTGGTCCCCAATAAGCGTTTGGATCAGCAGCTTCAGCACCGTCGAGATAGGTCGTTAACGTGCGAATCCTCTGGACCGTTGCGCCAACAAGATCTTCATAAGTGTTGGTCAAAGCGGTAATACCAAGACCTACGTTTGCAAACGTCAAGCTCGGACGCGCCAACTGCCCTTTGGTGTTTAGCTCAAACCCTGATGCCTCTAGAGGCAACGCCGTATAAGTGTTCGTTTGATAGACAACATCAGCGCCATTAACTTGTGACCAATTTGCAAATCTATAAATTGCTTGATCTGACGAACCAGAAGGCAAAATTGCTGTGATGTCGAGCGTAAACAGATCAATAATCTGCGGCAGCTGTGGCTTAAAAACTTCAGCGTTAGGAGGCGTTTGCGTCATACATACACCTGCGTGAGGCCGAACTTGATTCTTGCATAGGCTGGAGTCTCTGGAGTCAGCGTCCACCCGTCATCAAGAAGATAGTTTCTAGCCGCAAGAGTCAACGTTATTGCTACGACTGTTCCATCAGAAATAGTGATAGAGGTTAAGTCACCCGTGACCATATTCGCTGTGTAATTAGTGGGTCTTGTGTATCCAGTTAAGGCCAACGCGCTTAAATTTGTATAGCCAAGCTTGAGCTGACCAGAGGCAAACGGTCTTGAAAACGTCTTAGTGTTTAAAGGGCTAGTCCAATTAATTGCTTGACCTTTTTGTGAAAGCAAAAAACTTTCAATTGAATAAGCCTCTTCATTCGTTAAAAGCCCCGTCGTACAATCCCACCTTTCAATATCTGTATTCAGCCCGTCAGTCAACACTTGACTGTAGCCATCCCCAAATTGTGCCCTTTGCACTCTTGAAGTCGTCTTTACGGAAGTAGTCCGTTCAAGTTTGATGTCATTGAAAGATAAATAGGTCATTAGAGCATTCCTCCGCTACGGCGCTCATTCGCCAGCGTTGATAACACGATACCTTGGACCTGACCGGCTAGCTGCTTTTGTGCTGCTGGATTCAACTGATCGCCTTTGTTCTCAACTGTGATATTTATGTTACCAACAGATACGCCTCCACCGCCAGAAGCCTGGACCCCGAGTTTACCGTTAGGTCCACGACTAAGCGGCATGATTGCTTCAGGGCCAGCTTCACCCATAAGCCCAAAGCGGCCAGTGCCGCCGTTCGCGTAGGTAAACATCGTGGGTTTGTCGACGATGCCACCTTTGGCATAAGGCACGATCTTGTTCTTGGCGAATACTCCACCTTTGGCAAATGGAGTACCCGAGAGGCCGCTGTAGTCTCCAAAAAGCGGCAGTCCTGAGCTAACTCCACTCCCGAAGCTAGGAGCAGAGCCACTCCCGGGCAGCAACCCAACAACCGTGTTCAAGATATACATCGTGATCATCTTCTGGATGATCTGCATTGCCATGTCAAGGAAGTAACTGGCAATATTCTTGAAGAATCCAGCCAATGCTTCCTGAGTGGTAGCACTACCGTCGATGACACTCTTGAACGAATCAGAGAACGCAGTGCCAATGGCTGTTGCTGCGCTTGTTACTTGATTGATTGGATTAACTAGGTCGTCTAACTCTTTCTTCATCTTGGCAATGTTTTGCGTCAATCCCTCGGCCAATGTTGGGTCTATTGTTTGGCGGAATAAGTCAGTTTGCTGTTCAGCGTTTGGATCTCCTGCGTCTTTTCTTGACTGCCTAAATCTATCGATCCTTTCTTGTTTGCCGACCAGCCCGAGCTGATCGCGTAGGTTAAACAATTCGTCTTCGGACGCTTTGGCGATCCTCTTTGATTCAAACTGAATTTCCTTCATAAGAAGAATTTTTTTGCCAAGTGACGCATTTCTTAGCTTTTCAAGGTCAAAAGATTTTTGAGCCTGTGCAATCTCTTTTGCTTTTTCACGTTCCGCTTCGTTTTCCATCCTATTCGCAGACGCTAGTGCGTCTAAGTATTTATTTTGAACCTGAAGATCTTGTTCGGCAAATTTAAGATTTATTAAGTTGAGTTTTATGGTTTCAACGAGTTCTCTGTTTTTGTCTTCTTCTGCTTGGGCCAAGGCGACTGTATTGAAAATCTGCCTCTGCTGTATCTCTAAGATCGGACTAGATCGCATGATCGAGTCGTACTTATCTTGAAGCTGTGGTAGTCGCGACTTCCTGGCGCTTCCTTTTCCTGACTTGTCCTCATCCTCGCCATCTTTTGGACCTGGAAATACCGTCGAACTGTTGAGTGGTTCGCCATCTACTCTACGCAAGGCTTTGGCTCTTGCTCCTTTCGGTCCGCCGTAAACTATTCCTCCAACAGTAAATTCTTCCATTTGGCCTTTTTCGTCATACTTATAGCCTTTGTTCTCATACTTAATCCTGATCGTGTAGGTGCCATCTAACCTTTCAAGCTCGCTTCTTAGTTCTGCAACTTTTTTCTTCAAACTGTTTGCTTGACGGCCTGTGGCTTTTTGTTCTCCATTTATGCCCTTCAGCTTGTTCCTAGCTTTTGTTATTTCATCCCTGTATTCCTGCATTTTTTCTTTTATCGTTTCAGTGCTACCTTTGCCCTCGTCCAGTAGTTGATTTAATTCTTTCTGCCCTTGGTAGTACTTGACCACGCCAACAGTTGCAGCTGCAACCCCCGCAGCTAGAAGAACCCAAGGATTAAGAAGCGCGGCTGCAGACATCCCATTTATCGCAATTCCTGCCGATGATGCGGCTGTCGCAATTTTTGCAAACAAAGCCGCAATGGAGCCTGCTTTTATTATTGCCACTTTGGCTGCAAGGCCGCCTAGAGCTAAACCTGCAGCTACCGCAGCAGCGGCGAGTACGTCTAAATTTTTTGCAACTGACAAGAACAATTGACCAAGCTTTGGCAGAGTCGAAAGAAGCGCGGGTGTTATGTTTTCGATAAAATCAGCAAATGCTTGTTGGAACTCAGCGCCGACCGGCTGCAGAGCTTTACCTATTTCAATCCGCATGTTGTTATATGCGACTGTCAATCTCGCTCCAGCTGACTCAGAAGACCCAGCGATCTTTTTAGCCAATTCGCCGTATTCGCCGCCTAATTGAACCAAGAACTTCATCAGGTCATTCAGGCCAACCTCGCCATTTTGCAAGGCTTTTGTCAGTTCTGGCCCGGTCCTGCCTGATGCTTCGGCAATCTTGTTGAAAGTACCAGGCAATCTTTCTGCAATTTGATTGATTTCTTCTGCGCTGACTTTGCCCTTCGAGAAGATTTGGACGAGTGCAGTTACGGCTCCTTCAACTTGTTCTGCTCCGCCGCCAGTGGCCGTAATAGCAGCAGTGATATTTTTAAACGCAAGCTCCGCATCAGCAACACCGCCACCAGCACCTTTTACTGCTGCTGTAAGTCGAGTGATTCCTCTGATAGCGACTTCTTGTGGAACATTTAATTCTTTCGTGACGCTAGCCGCTGCCGCAAGTGCTCGATTGTATTCACCCTGAGTTCCGGCAATGCCCTCCAGTGCAATCCTCAGC